TACTATTAATCATTTCTCTATTTTTCTTCGATAATACCTTGCCTTCCTTTACTTCAAATAATTCAGAAAAACTAATTTTCATTTCTTTAACGTCTTTAAACGAACCTTTATCAAAATCTTTTTTGCCATCTGCTAGTTTAACTAAAATACCAGCCAACTCTTTTAACAATTTATTAAACTCATTAACTCCGATATCTTTGTTTAGGTATACGTTATAAAAAGCATAAACTGCTTCATCTACCATACCCAATCTTTGGTATTTCTGTCGCCTTGCTTCGTTCTCATCTAATTGCTCGCTTACGGTTTCGGCATCATCTGACTCCTTCGTTTCTACTTCAACATCCTTTACTGCTTTTTCCTCCTCTTTTTCTTCTTCCTTAACTTCTTCTTCTACAACAATATCATTATTGTTTTCTGTTATATCTTTCTCAGCTAACACTTTATCTTTAATAGCATTTTTAATAGCATCTTCTTTAAGATTACAAACAAACTGAGCTCCATCTAACTTATCATCAGAAAATACTTTTTCTTCTATATTAAACATTACTTCTAATTCTCCATAAGCAGTTTCAACCTTATACAACATTTTATAAACATCGTTCTCTTTAGTTTTAGAAGAATCAAGTAATTTATATTTATAATCAATTTCTTTTTCTTCTGTTTTAATTTCTTCCTCAACTTCTTTTTTCTTTACTTCAATCGCTTTCTCTACCCAATCACTAACCTCTTTACTTTCGCTATCACCATATCCCTTAGCTTCTGTCAAGCATTCAGCATTAGCTGGTACCGCAACAGCAGAAATCTCAAGTAATTCATTCTTACCCATCGGCTTACCATCTTCACCTTTTAACAAAGCATAAGGAATAAAACCAACACTCCACGCCTTGAGAATTGCAGGTTCTGCTTCATACATAGCCCCAATATCTCTAGCCAACTGTGTTACCGTATGAAAATGTGGCTCAAAAACCAACTGATTATTTTCAATCTTAATATTCTTAGCAATTCCAATAGTAAATTGCGGTTTGTGGTCGTGACCAGCCTGTAATACAGGATTCTTCTTGAAACTTTTCAAGTCCCAGTCAGACATTCTTAGGGAATCTCCTACCCTATCCTCAGTTTCAGTTGAAGCCACCCCAAGTAGTTTTCCATCTTTTTGTACCGTAGTAGCATTCAAATGTCTTTTCTCTTTCATATTTTTAATTTAATTGTTTAAAAACCTCTTAAAATAGTAAGTATCTCTCTAATGTCTTTACCTATATTCTCCAATTTCTCATCTTGTTCTTTATCTTTAACTTCTTGTTTTTCTAAACATTTCTGGATAGTCATTAAATGATTTTCTTCGATTATCTGTATCTTCTGAGAAATCAACGCAATGTCTTTATCCATCTGCGTATCTGGCTTTACTATAAAAAAGGTTATCGACATAACTATACTAATAATTGCAACAAAAAATGTGACTTCATTAAATAGAACTTTCTTTATTTTGTTTTCATTATCTTGGTTTGATAAATCTTTTCTCATTTTATTATTTAATATAATCTTCTACCTTAGTTAAATCTATTCCCATACCAGCTAAAGCGTCTGTGTATTCTGTCGTTGCCGCCTCTTTATCTACCGCTGGTCTGTCCATAAATATCTTCTTCTCTCCTGCTTGAACATTCTTGAATGTCCCGTCCTCGTCATAACCCTCTTTCATTTGGACTTCCATTGTTTTAGTCGCTGGTAGAATACGAATGTAATCTACTTCTGCTTTTGTGATGTCTGGCTTAATTTTTGTGTTAATTGTATACATAATTTTATTTTTAATTTATTTATACTTCCACGCCTACTTGTTTTGTTTCTTGCTTCAATGCCTCAACTTCATCGAGCTTACTATTAATTTTTTCTACCTTCTCTTCGTATTCTTTCTTTAATCTATCGTCCTTGACTACAACAATCTTTGTTTTCTTAATAACATTTACTTTCTTAACTGCCTTCGCCTCTTTAACGACTGGAACAATATCGCACCTACAATCTGGGTGCAATGGTGGATTGGTCGTATCTATATAATCAAGATTCATATGACCTCCATCGTTACCAATCACAACATCTCCCTGATCAAAGAAATTTTTACCTAGTGCCATCGTTTTACCGTGTAACGGTCTACAAAATTGACAAGCATCTGGTTCTGCATACCATTCCTTAGCCTCTACGACACCACTATCCTTAAACGCCTGTTCGTTAGCATTAGCATTAAACCTTGCTGTTTCGGTATTAGATATTAACAATGCTCTCTTGTTGGTTGCGGAAGCAAATACATTTTTAATTCTTTTCGAAATATCATTAATACCCTCATTCTCAGCTAACCCATCTTTTACCTTATCTTTAATTAATTGATTGGTAGTTTCCGTAACCTCTTTGGCAAAACGTCTTGAGTCAGCTTTCATCAATTTCCGTATCTCTTCACTATTCATGTCCATCGTCATGTTAACCCCAAGCAAAAGAAATGTTGCATTGCCAGACTCTTCAAATAATTGAGCTAATATAGGGGCTATCTTAGTAATTTCAACTGCTGACTCAATATTTACATTCAATAATAATTTATCTATATCTATGTCTTTGGTTGTTAGTTTTTCTGGAGTTAAACTCTCTTTCCTAATATCTAATTCTTTCTGAGCATAAAGAGCGTCTAGTACTTTCTTCTCCTGGCTTTTAAAAATACCGACTTGTTCCTTTAGTACTTTCTTGCCAAACTTATCAAAGTAAACAGCTTTTGCGTTAAAAAAATGTTCTTTCTTTTTGTTATCAAGCTGTTTCCTCTCAACTATTCTGTCCTCGATTTTCTTCTCAACTGTTTTAACTTTTTCATTTTCCGTTTTAGCAAGCATCTCTTTCTTTATTTTTTCCTTTAACAATGTTTCAAGATTACGAACCTTATCATTAAAAGCTAGAACTCTTCCGTCTTTAGCTTTTACCTGTCTAAATCTTTTATAAGGAGCAATACTCTTTTCCCCTTCAACTCCAACAGTTCTCTGTTCGCCAACTGGCATTAAGTTAAGCGGCAAATAAGGAACATCCATGCCATCTAATGGATCTAACCCTTCGTATGCCCTAACCTCATTAACCGTTAAGTAGCCACTATTAATTCCAGATTCATATAATCTTAATTTCTCTTCCTTGTCTTCTGGAACTGGACTAACGAAATCCAAATACATGCCTTCCGTGTCGCCAAACATTGGTAAATAAAATTCATTCAATTGCTGAACGATTCTTTCTAGGTCTGGCTCTATCGTATATTTTGTAAAAATGTATTGTGCGGTCTTGGCAGAAGAAAAGTTAACGCCTTCCGTTTGTGCAACAATAGCTTTAGGAACCCTGAACATCGCCAATATCTTGTCCCTAACAAATCGTTGCTGTTCAGAAAAACCCATATCAGTATGGCTAAACCCAAACTCCTTCAACTCCATGTCTCCAAATAAGACCATCGTCTTGTGTGCATTGTTAGTACCTTCGTGCTGTTTCCTCAAAGAAGCCTTCAATCTCTCTTTCTGCTCTGTCTTCATGTTTTCCATATTCTTGACAGTCAGAATACTATCTGGTCTTGCTTCGTTTTGAAAAAACCTATAGTTCCACTCCTCAGACTCATCATCTATATCCACAGTCCTCGCAGCATATTCCATAACTCCCTTACCCCTAAAAGGATTTGCAGGATTCGGACACTTTAAGAATACCACCTCGTCTACATCAAGAGTAACCTTCTGATTATTGCCAATATCATACTCATAACCAACAATAACTTTATCTTTGTCTGGCTTAGGTCTTATCTTGTCTGGTCTCAAGAAATAAATAGCAGACGGAACCCCATTCTCTTTCTCGATAAACCACGGAGCTTCACCTACTAATTTCAAATATGTTTCAGTAAGCCAGAAATGGTCAAACTTAGTAGTAAAACCATTAACCTTGTACAAAATATCTAATGACGGATGATCTACTATCTCCTTTACTTCTCCATTACTCTCCATCTTATATAATTTCAATTCGACAAAAGCAACTGAATCTGCAATAGCAGAAACAGCAGCGTATGTCCACCCAGACATCGCTTCAATAAACTTCTTCCTGTCCCCAGTTGACAAATCCAAACCACCGTAGCCTGCTACTTCGTATCCAGTAGGATTTTTTCTTGTAGCACCATGCTCTAAACTAGCCTTATTCTTGCTACCGAAAAGTCTTTCCCAAAAACCCATATTTTTTACAATTAAAAAACGCCTTAACCCACAAACTTAATTTCATCACAAAATTCAGCTCGTAAGCTAAGGCGTTTAGCTGCTCAGACTATCTCGTAAGTATAGTCATTACTAAATCCTTTACAAATTTATTGCGAGATACTACCTGACGATAGTAAACCGCAACAAATTAACAAAAAGACATACAATACAATTTCTATACTAATAATACAAGTATCTATAAATACTGTCAAGTTTTTTTAGTATTTATTCCGTTCTCAACCTCATCTAAATATAGCTTTATGTTTTTCTTGTTACTATTTATAAGCTCATCAGACGTAAACTCATCTAAACATCTCTTGCATTTAAAAGTTTTACCCCTCTTTAGAAAGGGCTCTTTGGTCTTTGTTATAATAGATCCGCATCTACTTCTTGGGCATCTCCAAATATACTCCATAGCTTCTTCTCTAAACTTTCCTTGAATCATATCGTTCAACGATAATACATCTCCTTTTAAATACCTACTCCTTAACATCTTTAATTTTACGATTTTTAATAATTTCATTTATCAATGCTTTTAATTCAGATATAGAAATTTTTACATCCCACTTCTCTTTTAATTCTTTAGTTCTTTCTTTAACTTCCTTAACTCGTTCATCACAATCCTTAAATCTTTTTAATTCATCAATGTTAGTAGCTACGGGTAGCCCAAGTGCTATTCCAGCCAACGTCTTGTTATTACTCTTAAACTTCCACTTCCCCTTACTAGCCTGTGGATTTAAAAGCATATCTCCTTTAAGAATATTTTCATTAGCCGTTAAGTAATTCCACCTATAATTAAATACCTCAATTCTACCTATTTCATTAGGTTGAGGGATAAAATCCTTATCAGATACTACTACTAAGTCAAGGTTATTTTCTATAAGATACTTAACTGCTGGCTTCAACATCTCAAAATTATTAGAATACCCAAACCAAGTAATCATGTTAGCCGTACCAAAATGCTTTTTCTTTATATTGTAAAAGTTAAAATCTACTCTATC